GTGAGGCGCATGCGGGCGATGTCCACCGGAATGACTCCCGGCCGAAGATTCGGTGTCCCGGCGGTCGCGGCGTAGACGAAGTTTCTCAGGTCCCGCATGACCTCGTTCCACTCGCCTTTCGCGATGGTGTAACGATCCATATCGCCGCGATACTCGTATTCCTTCATCCGCGCCCCGATCGCGAGGATGCGATGGAATCTTTTTGAGATGCAGGGTTCATCCGTGGCAATCGCCATGTCCGAGACATCGCGTTGAAATTCCACGTAGTAATCGAGCGCGGCCGACGGCGTTGGCGCAAACGCAATCACGACGACCTTGCAGTTCGCCTGTCCGATGGGAATGGTGGCGAGGACCGTCCCTCCCTCTGCGTCTTCAACCAGCGTCACCGTGCCAACAGCAGCTGTGCTCAGCCAGAACTTCGTGACCGTCTTAATATCTGTCAGCGTGGTCCCCACGGCGGTTGCACCAGTCATCACAAGCGTTTCAGTGAACGGATACCCGTTTGCGCGGAACCCTTCGAGGTACGCCGTTCCCGTATCGCCAGCCGACGTGGAGTCTACAAACAGCCTTGAGGCGTCGGCGGGTCCGTCCGCCGTCCCGGTCTTCGATCCTGGGATACCGCCGTGGATGCCCATGTTGACCCAGTAGGCCGGTGTCCCCGAACCAGTCCCGGCGTTGGCCCAGATGTTGCGATATACGTCGTAGGACATCTCCACGAGCCCGTAGTTCCTCGTGGACTCAGCAATCCGCTTAACCTTCGCCCCGCCGATCCACAGCCCGTATTGCTGCTGGTTAGCAACGGTCGTCACCGGGAGGAGGTCGTTCAGCAGGTAGGCCATCCCAGAGTCGCTGATGATGTCCTGCTGCGCCTCGTTGAGATAGGCGGTGATCCGAGTCGAGACCTCGGACGGAGGGGACGAGCTAAAGCCGAGTCTTCGGTAAACGTCGGCCTGTAGCTGCGTTAGGGTCATTTACGCTCCGAGTTGGGCTTTGAGTTTCGAAATCTGCGAGAGGAGGTCTTCGCGGCTCGTATGCTCCCCGAGACACATCTGGAGGTATTCCGACATCGGCCGGTGGTTGTTCCGCTCATCGCCCTTCGTTGGGAAGTGAATGATGAGTTTCTCGGCCTCTCCAGCGTCGTTCAGCTTTTCTGAGACGGTGAATTGGATGATGCGCCCGTCAGCCTTCTGGACGCGGTACGCTCCCGGCTTCACGCGGTTCAGGAGGTCGATTTCCGTCCGATTGAGTCCGTCCTTCGTGAGTTCATACCCAACCCAGATCACCTTGCAGCGCAGATCAGGTCTCGGGTTGTCCCGCTCGCCCAACGGGTTGTAGTTGGAAATCATCGGCGGGGCGAACAGGTTCTCGTGGGGGCGAACGGACTCCTGATTCATCAGGAATCGTTCGATGCTGGCGAGCCGCTCGGCCGCGCCGTTCTCGCCCGACTTAATAGACTGCAACGCCTGAGCGATCATCGCGAAGGCTGATGCCATCGTGGGCTCAGCACTCACCGCTGGAATGGTCGGGTCGCCGACATCCGGCGGGGCGTCTTGAATAGATTGCTGTGCGGCGTATTCCAACGGGTCGGGCGCTTCTTGGCCTTCGGCCAGAGACTTCTTCGGTTTCATGTGTCCTCCGATTTCTCGAAATCGGCAACGTGGTTAATGGGAAAACTACTCAGCGGGCGGAGCGGTCGTCACCACGGTCGGCGCGAGGTACCGCTTGGCGACGTTCAAGGCCGAGACGATCAACGCGACCCAGACCGGATCGAGCACAAAGCCAAACTGGGCACTCGCGACGTAGGTAGCGAGGAAGGCGACGAGGTTCAGTAGAAGCGTTCTGTATCCGTTCATTCTGTCTCCTTGGGCGGACTAGATGGCCGTATTTAGCTCGCGAATCGCCGACGTAAACGAAGTCGTCGATGTGTACCCAGGAGTCGTCGCAGATGTCGGGGTAATGTCCACAATGCTCGTCGGGTTGGCGGCGTTGTGGCCCGACAGGTTGGCATCGCTGACGATGCCGCCCATGGGCAATTCCAGCGGTCGTGCCGTAATGAACGAGGAATTGACGCAGTCGGCCGAGACGCCTAGTGTTTCGATGTGCTCGCGAGAGGTCTTCTCGCCATAGGATGCACCAGGATTGTGAAACTCCACTCCAGTGGCCGATCCGGTGGCGATGTTGTCATACCCCTGACGACGTGACTTAAAGACGAATGCCATTAGACCCAGCTCCCGACCGGGCGATAGAGCCAGTTCCCCGACTCGTCTTCGCCCACATGGTTGTATTCCTTGCCTTCGAAATGAAAGGCAAAGATCTTCTTTTCCGCATAGCGCTTGACGAGTCTGGCGAGTTCCTCGTCTCGTTCTTTGTTCGTCACCGTCATACTCCCGTCAGTTGTCCGTCGCGTCGCTGGAGCGCTGGCGGCTGGCCGATGTCTCGGAGCGGTGGCGCGTCCTTCGCGTCCGCAGGAACAAGTCCTTGCATGGGCATCGCGTTTCCTGGTTTCCCTGCCGGGACCGCCCCGAATGTCCCGACCCCGAAGGAATAGCTCTTATCGCGGACTCCGTTCGGATGACTCTGATAGCCGTAGAGCAACGCGGGTCGTCCGCAAAGATCACAGGTAGGCGGTATCAGGACCGTGACGCCTCGTCCTTCCAAGAGACCGATCCAGTACTCGCAACACCCTCGCTGAGGACCGTATTCGCTCGCTGCGTCGTAATGACAGCCGTAGAGCGCGAGATGCGTCACGCCTTCCATGAGGGCGAGGGCCATCATGTAAGACACGGTGTTCGTCATGTACCCACGCGGAAACTCCGTGATCATCTGCTCGAAGGGATACCTGAGAGACGCTGGCGCGTCTGGGTATTTCTCCTGCATGTAGATCGGGGTACGGTTGGTTTTGAGCCAGTCGAGATATCCCTTGTCCCAGTACTTCTTCTCTTGTGAGCGCCAGAGGGCCGGAGGATGGAGGTCGAAAAAGAGATCCGGTTCCCGCTCGCATTGTTTGCGGCACGACATGTGCGCCCAGAGTTCCCATGACGGATCGTGCCAGGGCGCGTACTTCAGGCTCGGGGCTCCACCGAGGAGCGCGATCTTGCGCAAACGCCCCGTTCCAGCGAAGGCTGGCCGACGGGGCTCCAGCTTTCGCACCTTCTCAGGTGCTTTCTGAATCTCGAACTTCACGCGTCCCCCTTCAGGAACGAACGGGGAGGCCCCAGCCATGTACAGCCAGCAGCCTCCCCGGAGAGCGAACGACTACGTGGTGGCGATGCCGATCGTGTCCTCAATGCCCGTCACGTACGGATAGTTGAGGTAGCAGACGTGCGTCGCACCAATGAACGCCGACGTGTTGTCGAACGAGGCGGCGGTGGCGCTCGTCTGACCGAACGACGGATCAATCGGATCAGTCGCAGGCCCAGAGGTCGCCGAAGACGGCCACGCCGTCACGAAGTCGCTGACCAGCGCCCCAGGCACGACCCACATCCCGTAAATACGGGCTTGGTCGGTTGATGTCTGGGCGATTGAGGTCCCGGCAACGGGCGTAATGAGCGTGAACGCGCCAGAAGGGGTTCCCACGGAGGTCTGCGGCACGGCCACATACGCGACGGTGTTGTCTGAGGTCAGACCATCCGACGCGCTGCCGGTCTGCACGGCCTGATGGAGGCCGTAGATCAGCACCCACCCGCCGTGATCCGAGGTTCCGTGGAAGTTGTTGTCCGTGACCGGCCATCCGCCCATCACGACGCCCACGCGCATAGCGACGCGCGCGGTGCCGAGCAGCGGAGAGGCGAGGTACTCCGGGGTGATCTGAACGACTTGCCCGTAATACGCGGGTGCCGTGAAGTCGCAGAAGACGTACTCGTTCCCGTCCTTGTCGCGGGCTTTGTCGCCCGGCTTGTGAGGGAACGGAGTCGTGTAGAAGTTCGACGTAGGACCAGCCGCACCAATGAGGCTGGGACCAACCAGATTAGGCATGTTGTGTGGTCTCCTTAACTAGGTGATTGAGGACACGACGCCCAACATCCGGCGGTTCGTCGTAATGAGGTTGCAGCGCGCGGCGACCTGGTAGATTTCGGCCGTCTGATTCGCGGGACGAATCGGCCCTGTCATCTTGTACCAGTGGCCTTTGAGGTAGGCGAGTTGGAGGAACTCGGGACGGTAGAAGTACAACGCGCCAGCGAGGCAGTTCGCGTCGTAGGAGATGGCGGCGCCCTTGAACATCAGGGTCTCGTTCTTGAACCCGCCGTCGCCGGACTTCTTATCAACGAAGCGCTCGTTGATCGTCAACAGACCTTCGTAGCCCTGAAAGACGGTCTGGGTCGTGACGGCGTACTTCGGATGCTTTCCGGCGTAGCCGTTCGAGGCGCTGTTGTAGACCGAGCGCATCGTGGCGCGGAGGTTGTCAAACGCCGAAGACGACTGCGCGCCGCTCGCTTGCTGGTTTCTCCAGAAGGCGAACGAGGCCGCCGAAATCGCGCCGACGGTTCCGCTCGTGGGGGTCGTCGAGATGAGGAGCTGGAGCCCGCCGAGTTCCTTTCCGCCCGTGCCGTTGCCGTCCGAGAACAGCGAGGCATCGAGGGTGGAGTCGAGCGAGGTCCGCAGGTTCATCAACTTCTTGTCGAGCAGGTCGAATTTCTTCGCGCTGCCCTGGTTGATGGCGTCCTCAAGGTCTGACTGCAGAACGGTTCCGGCGACTTCCTTCCACGCAAACTCCGCGCGGTCGAAGACATCCGAACGGTTTGTCGCGATCGTTTCCGTATCGCTGTAGAACCCGACCGTTCCGTTTTGGGCATACATCAACGACGCGGTGATGATGTCGCCACCATCCACGCCTTCGAAGCTGTCGCCCTGTTTCAGGGTATTGAGGAGCCAGTAATCGCCAAAGCTTGACTGTTACACCAACCAGAACGGTTGGGGGTTGGTCATTTCTGCCAACCTCTCACGCTTGTATTCGCGTGAGAACGGACTATCGCATCACCCCAGAGGGGGCCGCTTCGCTTAGTCTCTCAGGCTGCCTTGTGGGCTTGCCCCTTGTTCCCGTCTCAGGGTTCAAGTCAATCAGAAGCGGTTTAGCCACTTCGCGTTTCCGCGAAGGAACACCTTTAGTTGATGTTGTCTTCAGGCGAGTCGTTGACAAGGGCGTTCCAAGACGCCGCAATTGTCATTCCGTCATTGGGTACCGGCATTGTGAGTTAGTCCTTATTCGTGCACCGCGTCAGCGTTTCGCCATCGCGGCGGCTTCATCCGGGTGCTCCTGGTAGTAGCGAGCGGCTTCCTTGAAGCTCTTGAACTTCGGCGCAGCGGGCGCTGTACCGCCGGGAGCTACGGAACTTCCCGCAGCTTTCCCGGTGAGAGATTGAACGGCTTGTCGCTGTTCGGCCTGACTCAAGGTCGGCAAGATTTGCGACACGAGCACATGCGTGTAGGCCGCGTGGACGTTGTCTCCCCACTCGGGATGCTCCATCAACGCTTGCTTAATCGCTGGCTCGTGGTCTTTGAAGTACGGCTGCTGTCTGAGTTCCGATAGGACAGAATGGGCGTGCTGGTTCGCCTCGTGATGCAGCTGGACCAGTTGTTCGCGCTGTTCCCGTTGGGCGTTCTGTTGCTCCAACGTGCCGAACCGCTGATCGAACTCACTACGAAGGCGCTGCTCGTTCCACTTCTGCCACTTCTGATGGCCCTTGGCTGAGTAGGTGTACTCGCCGGTCGGATTCCCATTCGCATCAACGATCGGGATGTCCGGCTGCGGTTCCTCCCCGAGCTGAGATTGAGGCTGTGACGCCTGCATCTGCTCGCGGAAGTACTGCTGCACCATCGGCCCGTAGATCGAGTGCTTGGAGGCTTCACCGAGCCATCCCTGCACCGCCGACCACGGGTCGGTCTCGAACTGTTGGTACTTGCCGTACCGCTGCTCGTACTCTTGCGCGACCTCCGCGCGGGTTTTCTTCCGCGCGTTCTCCAGAATCTCGGGCCACCGTTCTTGCGGGGGCTCTCCACTCGGAGCTGATGGCTGTGTCCCTTGCGGGGACGGCGACGGGGAACCGCTCGCGCTCGGCGTCGCTGTCGCGGACGCTGGCGTTGCAGGCGCAGCGGGGGTTGCCGGTGCCGAACCGGCAGGCGTATCGGCCATGATGAGACTCCGATGCCGTTCTTTCTCGAAAGATCGGCGGAACGAGGAAGGACTTACGGTCTATCTGGGAGCGGAGGAACGACGGGGGCGGGCAACCGTCCACAACCCAGACACACGACGGTTCCGCTTGGTCTTGTGTAGAGTCTTGGGCACGGACAGTCGCACGACGGGTTTGTCATCGTAGAGGTTTTTGGCGATCCAACTGAGCCAGCGGAGTTCGTCAGCCCGACGTTGGTAGCGACGCCGCAATCGGGTTCGCCATGCGGCGTATCGCACACGGACACGAGACCAGAAAGACGGGGTCCGTCCGGTCGTTGGCGGCTTCAATGAGCTGGAGACACTTCGTACACCGGAGGTCCCACCCGAGCGCCGTGAGGAGCGGTTGGAGTTCAAGGAAGGCGTCTCGCTTAACCCATCCCGACCTGTGTTGACACCGAAATTCAAATGTGTCAGGCGCAATCGAGATCTCAACCTGTGGAGCCAGCCCAAGATGCAGACAGTGGCGGCAGTAGGGCTCAATCGCCACAGCCCGTAGAGCGTGCAAATGCTCCAGAAAAAACTGACCATCTGTAAGCGACTGGAGATGATGTGTCTTCATCTCCAGTATGGCGGGCGCGGCCGACTGTCCACTTTCAGCGTAAATCATTTCGGCCATCAGAGGGTTTTACGATCGACCACGTTCCCGTTGTTTAAGAGCCTGACTTCGCCTCGGTAGGATGGAAGGGCGGTCTCGTCGATCGCTGGTACTCGACCTCGCTCCAGCAGCGCGGTTGCGGCTGCGAGCGTATACGCATCGATACCGGCCGCCCAATTTGTCAGAAATTTGTCCCCGGCAACGTGCTTGATCCGCTGCTCCAGCCCACGCTTTTCGCATTCGCGGCGAAGCTCCTCGCGCGAATAGACGGTCACTGGCGCGTCTCCCATGTTCTCCAGCGTGACCCCGCCTATAAAACTTTCGTTTGTCTGTATGGAGGATTGTGCAAGACCATGCGGACAGTACGGCCACTGCCCCACTTCAAGCGTCTTCCCGCACTTCTCGCAGGTCATTGCGTCTTCGGCCCGCTCCGCTGACCCGACTTATCCGCCGACTGCTGATCCATTGGTCTGACCTTTTCGCTGACCCCGCCGTGCTCCGCAGGCTGAGGCGTGGCCTTGACTGGGCGTCCAGCACCGTCTCGAATTCCGAGCTGCATTTGCTGAAAGAGCTGTGAGGCGGCGGTCTGTTGCGCTTCCGGTGAGACCTGAATCCCGGTCTGCCCGAGAATTTCAATCACCATCTGCGCTTGAGGCCCGATGAGGTCTTCGCCCTTGAACGTGATGCCGATGGACGGTTCTGGTTTCTTCGGTGGAGCCTGTGGCGCGAAGCCTTCTGCCGGGTCGATGTTCGCGTGCTCAAACAGTGGCTTGAGGACCGCCGGAGGATTCACCGCCGGATCGCGACGCAGGAACTGATACAGGTCAAGGTAGAACTTCCGCTCTGCGGCGGCATCAAGGGACAACTGAGAGTCCGGTTTGGCCTGGAAGACGAACCGCCCATCCCACGTCTTTTTGTCCCACTGCGCCCACGCCTGTGCGGCTTGCTCTCCGATGTAGGGAACGGCGAGCTCAGGCGTCATGAACCGGCAGACAAGGGCTGAGTACTTCGCGACACCCTTCAGGTACCACGAGAGCACCCGCCGTTGCTCCTTCTTGATGCGAACGTTTCGCTGCCGATCGACCACGCCGATTTCGGTCGCCGTCGCGCTCTGGGCGTCCTTGACGCCTGACCCAATCGCGTCGATCCCGAGGGTCATATCGAGGTCGTGCTGGATGTAGTCGTTCGCGGTGTACGATCCTCGTGTTTGGTTTCCTTGGGTGATCTGGGCCATCACCGCAGGCATTCCCTGTACGAGAGAGCCTTCTGGAAATGGAATCAGCGATCCGATGGTACCCTGCTCGATCTTCTTGATGGTCTCTGGTGGAACCTTCGCCACGTCGTATCCGACACGAGGGATGTTCGCGTCCCGCTCTTGGACCTGCTGTGTCCTGAACTTGCAGAGTTCTCGGACGAGCGGGCGGGTCATCGTCTCGTCAGACGGGATGAACGCGGAATCAGGTACATCTCTGATTGCGAGAACGTGAATCGGGTAGCCGATCATCGAATCGGCCGACAACCGACCGTTCGGCATCAGCGTTTGAAACGGGTTCGCGGGGTCTTTCTCGGCGAACTCGTCATAGCCCTCACAGACGACATGGCGTCGGATCAACTGCGGGTTAATCGCGTCCTTGTCGTAGATGTTCGCGTAGTACCAGATTTCCGTCCCATCCACATACGGAACGCTCGGTTCGTCACGTTGGGTCTGGTTGGTTTCGAGAACCTTGTCGTCTTTCTCGTACGTCCCTTCAAAATCCGCCGGGAGTTTTAGGGTCCGCTTGGCGATACTCAGCGGCATCCTAAAGTCCATCGCGACCCACGGGGATTTGTCGAAGTCCGTATCTTTGAAATCAGCCGGAATGCGGAATTTCTTCGAGGGAATGCGCTCCCAGGCCCACTTCTCATGCACGGGACGATTGATCATCGGCCCCTGGTCCGGCATAACCATCTGTAACTGCAATGGAGTGGGGATGCTCTCCATCGTCGCTTCGTAGTAGATTTTTGTCGCTCCGACCCCGGCGGTCGCGAGGCAGTCCTTAATCGCCTTCTCGACGGTTGTCAGAACATCCGCGTGATCCGGCCCGAGGAGTTCGTTTAGGAGTTCACGATGGGCCGAGATGATGGGGGAACGGTCTGGCGGGGGTTGCGGGGGCGCACCGGGAATAGGCGCGGCGGGAGGCGGTGCCTTAAACTCACCCTTCGCGGAGAGCTGGAGTTCTGGTTGCTCGAAAAAAAGTTGTCCGCTTTTGACTTCGACGTTCTTGAAATCCGCGTTGACGTTGACCCAGTTGGTCCCGTCGATATTCGCGAGTTGGGCGTCCGCTGATTGCCCGATGTAGCTTCGAAGGTTCCCCTCCCAGTCAGGCCAGTAGGTCTCCGCGAGCTTTTGCGAGCGCTCTAGCTCACTTTTCCACGCGGAAGGTCTGCTGAAGTCGTTTAATTTTGGCATTACAGAAAGGAGATTTCGACGCCGAGGTCTTGCGCGAGCTTTTTCACCCGTTGACGCTTCTCTTCGAGGTCGCAGTCCGGCTGTCCAGTTCGCTTGTCGTACTCCCGAGCGCGCTCAAGAAGCTTCCTGAACTCCTCGATGTCCGTCTGGGGTATGGCTGGCTGGATTGGCTGGATTGGCGGCGGAACGACTTGCCACGGATGGGTGTACGGATACCACTTTTCGTAATAGTGGTCGCACACCATGGAATATACACACATCAATTCCACGATAGCCGAAAACGAATCAGGTCGGGCGGCTCTCGCTCCCGAGGAGATGCGCGTCTGGCGACTGCCCCTGCTGCCTCCACCACGCCGCGGTAAACGGATCTGGTGGCGGCTTGTAGCCATAGCCCGGAGGACGTGTCCCCGAGACCGCTCCGTACCGGAGGGCGTCGCACCAGTGATCATCCCCGGTGGTGTCCATGTCGTCTGGGTCGTTCTTGGCTTGCAATTGTGAGGGAAGCGTCCGTATCCCGTACGTGCATCGAGGGGAAATCAGGAGCCACGGGAGCCCGTCAGGAGCCAAACGGAACATCTCGTGGACCCGCTGCCAACCGGAGAGACGGTCTGAGTTCGCGGCGACACAGGGAACCTTGTATCGCATGAAGGTTTCCGCGATGGACTCCCCCACTTGCCCGGTATGCTGCCAACAGGCGGGATCGAGCCAGCACGTCGGGACCCGTTTTAGCTCTTTTTCCTCACACCGGCGGCAGATGTGACCAGCGACATCCTTGACCGTGAGCTTGTTCCCGATTTCCCCGTTGAACTTGAACTCGTCCTCAACGTAGTAGTGGCCATCAGGCAGTACCACCCAAAACAGACAGACACCAGGAGCATTACGACCCCAATCCATAGAGAGAAAGCGAGCAACGCCGCTCCCAATGACGCCCAAATCACGAACATGCACGTTCGCTCGAAATTCGTCAAAGAACTGACCTTCGAACACAGTCCAATCCCCGTCCAAAAGCTGTCTTTTGCGACTATCCCGCAGCGTGGACAGCGATTGCATGTAGCCGGCGACTTGCACATAGGGGTTGTCCTTCAGTCTGGCTTCGTAAAAGGCCCAATGTTGAGGGAGGTAGTCGGGAAACTCATCAGAATCAGGGGTTTTATCGATGAAAAAGTCCTTCACCCACGCCCCCCCGCGTCCACCGGGGTTGCTCGCGGTCATCACAAACGCCCCGTCGTATTCCGTCTCGGAATCGCCCCTCAGGGCCAGTAACGCCGGGTTCGTCGACCTCGCCCTAGTGAACAATTCGAGCATCGGATCGCGGAGAAATGTCACGAGTTCATCGGGGACGATCACGTCGTACTCGGCAGAGAGGTAGTTTTCGATGTCGGAGGGGTGTTCGAGATATCCGCAGCGGATAATCGAGGGCCGCGAGTTCCGATGAGGAAATTCGACGATCCCTTCGGTCGATTTCCACTTCGCCCCGCGAATTTCGCACTCGTGGGGCATGAACACGAGATGGGATTGCTCTAGATCCTTCTTCGTTTTCCGCAGGAGGAGGGCATGGAGCCCCGGCACCTGTCCAGCGAGGATATAGAGGGCCTCGCGGAGCATTTTTGACTTCCCCGGACCCGCCGCGCCCCCGAACAAAAACCGCCGAATCGACGGATCGTAGATGGCCTCGTGCCAGACCGTCTGTTTCGGGGAGGGGACGTAGCAGTATTCGAGGACGTTCCCGTTCTGATCCTGCTTATAGGTCGAGAATTTGAGCTGCCGGAGGGCGCAATTCTGAGAGGGGCACCACCACGCCCCAGAGGCTCGAATGAGGGCACGGTTGCACCAGCAGCAAACGGCACTGCGGTGGTTGATAATCTCAGGCTTGGATGTTGATAAAGCCTGTTTTGACGTTGATAAAGGCGGGACGGTGGACCCAGCGGGAGCTGACCCCACCGTCTGATCGGAAGGCGAGCGCACTCACAACTAGATTAGCGTGTCAAGGGGAAAATCAGGCGGACCGCCGAAAGAAGGGATTGAGTCGAGCCCGGCTCTTGACGGTCCGAGTCGCCCCGGAATCGACCCGGAACGACCGCCGCAGAGTCTACCAAATTATGCAGGGCGATGTCTGTCTGTAAGAGCGAACCCCCCTAGGGCCTGGGTCCCTCGTTCGATCCGTCGCCCGGAAGCCCCCGCCCTTTTGTTCCCTGCCACTTAGCGCCAACCACAGCTCGCCTGGTCTTGTCAAGCTCAGCCTTGCTGCGTTGACGCAGTGCGTCATTAGCTCATGTGTTGATCTGAACGGAACGGGGGTCGTGATGCGGGAGGTTGAGAGCGCGAGGAGGTTGAGAGTAGGCGAAGTCCACTAATCCCGTGACTTCCTGACTATTAGTCCTCGACTCGGATGACTCCTCTCTGGTAGTATGAGGCTAAGTTGTTGATTCTACGTGCGTGTGGCTTGGCATATCAGATGCTTAGAATATGGTTATGGAGGCAATGATGGACAGCAACAGACCGCTAGATACCTTCAGGGCAATGGAAGCGGCTCGCCACGCAGCGAAGGTCGAAACAACGGCGACCGGCCGAGTCTATATCGGTCGAGCCGACGCCTATTTCACAACCAAAGACGAACAAGCTGGCTATCCAGAGACGCGCAAGCGGTTGGCTGGATATCCTGACGACATGCTGCAGCGTGATTACCTTGAAGCCCAAAGAGATTCGTTTGGCAACCTGTTCGGCCATAACGCGAGGCGCTTTGGCAACCTCGTCGTTGACGAAATGCTTTCGCGCGGGCTGACAGAGATTCCGAACATCTTCGGCGCGATTCAGGTGCGTCGCTTTGAACAGTAGGCTTATCTAGTGGTTATGGAGGGAGACAATGGCGAGCGGAGATTTCATTGTAGCTGGCGTTTGTGTAGGTGATTATAAGCCGCAAGTCGGACAGCTCGTGTTTCTCCGTGGGTTGACTTGGCGCATTACCGCCGTGTTACCCGCTGGCACGATTGAAGTGGAGTCCTTGGATGGCTCGATGGCGATTCGTGTGTCTGGGTTGATGTTCTGAGGGAGGATAGGACAATGGCGACATTTCCAAGCGAGTCGGGCGTTCGTGAGCGGTTGGCCCTGTTGGCAGCTCGTGGGCCGAAGGATGTTGATGATTGGTCGTACGATTCACGGTTTGACCGATGGTTCAGGTACGAGCGAGGCGGAGCCGTGAGGCGCACCGATGTCAAGCAGGAGGGCGTCGCGTCGCTGGCTATCATCCTCGAAAAGTGGGGCATCGGCCGCGCCGAAGCGTTGGCCATGATTGGATACCCAGAAAAGCCATGACGACCTACCTGCTTCGAGACGTGAATTATGACCTCTGGCAAGCGTTCAAAACCCGCGCCCAATCGGAAGGCCATCCGCTCCGATGGGTGATCTTGACCTTGATTAGCTATTACATCAACCACGGATTACCTGGAGGCCGAAATGATGAAACGCAGCATCGTGTGGACCGTTGAGCGATCGGACTGGTTCGGCGAATGCGAGACCGTCAACGGATCAACCTTTCATACAAAGCGAGAAGCGGAAGCGTTCGCACAGCGATTACGCAAGGCCGCAGAAGCCTGCGAAGACCCAGAAGATCAGGTTGTTTACACCGTGGCCAGCGAGGTGTGGGAGCGTGAGGCATGAGAGCCGTTAATACGCTGTCTCCGTCCGTCCGCGCGACACTCTTAGCCGCGTGGTTCGCTCAACAGCTCGAATTGCCCTCGTCTTGGGAGTTGGGCTTACGCTGCTATCTGCTCAATGAATGGAAGCGGTTGGGCTCGAATGAGCACGCGTGGTCAGTCCTGGAAGGGTTTACCGCGGCTCGCCTCGGGATGCCTCTAGAATCGACCGCTGATGACACCTAAACGCCGATGTACCGGCTTCGCACTTCGGATCATGGGGACAGGCCCAGCCGTACGCGGTCTCATAGCTTGGCTGTTTTGAGGGTGTTCGGTCATTATATTTCCCTTCGAGGACTTTGACCGCGACATCAGGCGAGCCGATTAACCAGTCGAACGAGGCCATCCATCCGCGATCGTTCTTCCCTCGACAGAAGGATGAAGCATCGATCATATCAAGGACGAGATACCAATCCTCGTCAGATCGTTCGGCGAGGCGTTTGTGTAGGTGCTTGATCCGCTTAGGTGTTAGCTCTCGGCATCGTGGAATAGGAGCGCTCGTGATGGTATTCCACGCGTCCTTAAACTCTTCAGCGGTCATACGTTGGTGGTCTTGAGCCGCTTCCGTGGTTTGGCCAGTTTATACGGCGTGACCGATTGCACCATCGCCCGAGGGATGAAACTTCTCCCTCGAAATGTCTCCCCGTCTCCGTCCTGGCTCCGCTCGTTCGCCACGCTTACGCCTACCTCGTCATCGACCACAAGCCAACCGAGGGTTTTGACGACAAGCGGTTTGTGGGTCAGGGTAATCCCATGGGCGGATTGGAAGTTCTCGGTATCCTGCCACGCGTCGTTCCAGACAACCTCGACGAAGTCCACTAAGGTTTCCTCACTGAGAACAACGCCGCATTCAGGACGCCCATAAACAACGACCCAAGTCCCAGGAGAGCCACGCCGTAGACAAAATTCCCATTCGCCACGAGCTGACCGCCCACAAAGGCCATTGCCACGGCTGTAATCGACGCCGCGCCAAGCAAGACCAGCATCAGCGCAAGTTCTCGCGGGCCTGCTGCCGATCGGCCTCGTACGTATCCACCGTCGGTTCTTCGCTGGCCATGATCTTGTAATCTGGCGCGCGGTCTGACGCCTTGCGGTCGTTCTCGAAAATCACGAATCGCTGTTGATAACCCCTGATCGTGATCGATCCAGTCCCGATACACTTCGAGCCTGGTTTCGGCTTCCACAATGAGCCGACTTGACGCAACTTGCCTCGTTCTTCGTACATAATCCCTTCCTTGTAAGGCTTTGGGCGGAATTGACCGAATGTGTTATAGGGCATTAGGGTTGCCAGACGCGCGGAGGCTTCAGGGCTCCAAGTTCCACGAGCCGCGCCCTCAGCGCTTTGTGTTGAATCACGTCGTCTATTACCCGCTTGCGGGTTTTCTCGATGCCTTCTGGCGTGAGCCGATTCGCTTCTCTCCATTCTGGGTTGCTCATGTGATGTTTAGCCTCTGGAAGCCCGAACATCCCCGCGAGGGACTCCTGAGAGGCCGAGAGATACTTCCGCTTGACTAAGTGGACCTTAGTATC